TACGAAGTAAGTGCAGTAAACAAACCAGCTTACGAAAGTACTGATATAAATGCACGTGATAAAGATGCATTGGAGAATGCAAAAAGGGAACTGGATAGTGCTCGTTCACAAGAATTGGATAATTCTGCAGATAACTTAGAGTTAGAAAAAGAACAATTTAAATTTTTAAAAATAACAGGAGGTATAAATAATTATGAAGGATAAAATATTAAAATTATTTAATGCAAAAACAGAAAGAAGAAAGCAATTAATTGAAAAAGGTAATACATGTAATTCAGTTGATGAATTGAGAAGTATAAATACAGAAATTGAAGCTTTAAACGAAGAAATAAGACAACTTCAAGAAGTTATAGACTCAATGGATGAAGTAGAACCTCAACCTATAGAAGATAGAAGTCAAGTAAATCCACCACAATTTAATCCAATAGCAACTTATGGATTAAGAGGGAATCAAACTCAAATAATTGAAGATGAAGATGTATTTGGTACTATAGGATATAGACAAGCATTTAAAAATTTTGTTATAAATGGTACTCCAATTCCAGAAGAATATAGAGCAGTACAACAAGAACAAAGAACAGATGCTTTAACTGTAGTAGGAGATATAGGAGCAGTAATACCTACAAATGTATTAAATAGGGTTATAGAAGATTTAACGGTAGAAGGTAAAATATTATCTAGAGTAACACAAACATCTTATCAAGGTGGTGTAGAAATACCTATAGCTGAAGCTCTTCCAACTGCAACTTGGTTAGCAAATGAATCTACTGTTAGTGATGAACAAAAAGCAAAAATGGAAGCTAAAATAACTTTTGGATATCATGTACTAGAAGCAAAAGTTGCTATAGGCTTATTAAGTGCAACTGTTTCACTTCCAATATTTGAAACAACAATAGTCAACCAACTTAAAAAAGCTATGATAAAAGCAATTGAATATTCAATAGTAAAAGGTTCAGGAAGTGGAGAAC